CTTACATAAGGGACTGACTAGAAGCAGGCGAGCTTTCGCGCGCCTGCTTTACCCCCCAAGTACCTCATCCCAAAGGAAGAGGTAGGAGGGAGTCAGAGTTGGTTTCGGATCGTAACGTCTAGTCTTGTGGACGTAGAACGTTCGTATGCCAACACTGGAAGTTACCGTTGCGGTTCCTTCAGCATTGTCCAGACTCTCTTCGTTTAACTGCAAGAGATATGCAGTTGTACGATTCGGAGTTTCGAGCAACAGTCGCTGTTCACCGTAATTCTTTTTCAAGAACCACAGGAAATAGGACCTCCACCCCAATGTCTTTCGACAAGTTTGCACCGGCGCATACCCATTGAACACGGAGAACCCGATTAAGGGACTCGTGTCTGTGGGCCCACGCCTACGGTGTACTCTTAGTTTCTTAGTTCTCCAGCAGTAGTTAGGTGTCGCAAAGACACCTGACCGGGAGTCGCTGTTCCACGGAACAACGCGTAAGCCAAGTCGTTTGACTTCCCGCCCAATCCAGTCCCATAAAGGTCCTGGACAAGAGCAGGCGACGAGGCCGTTCAAGACATGTGACATGCCGGAGCGATCCGACTCCTTCGGAAGTTCTCGAAGGTAAAAGGGCGTTAGTAAATGGCCCTTATAATAGTCACAACCACAAGACTCGCGAAATCGCGAGTGCGGTGATATAAACGATTTTGCACCGTTCGTCTTGAAACCTAAGAAACGTAGCAGCCGCACCACAGAGGGTGCCAATTCGGTTTCGATAGCGATATCGTCCCCGTAAACTGCGTACTGTTGAGAACCAACAGCACGACAGGCTGCAGCGAAGATCAGAGTCTCTAGGGTAAAAGTGAAACCATTACCCATTGAGGAGAACTTGGCATAATGCCCGGTCCCCCATGGAGCTCTGTACGAAGAAGAACGGAATGTCGTTAAAACTTCAAACCATTCGACCGGCAACATCCACGCAACTGCGTTTAAGCAGAGCGTATCAGAAGCCATCTCAAGATCGATAGTAGCAATACTACCGTCAATGGACCCCTTGCGGGCCATTTCTTGATTCTTCGCCTGTGAAGACAAATTAATCCCCCACCGCCGGAGTAAACCCTTGAAAAAGGTATCCAGTGATAGTTGAAAAAGGCAACGAGTGGGTCGCCTCTTTCGCAATAGTGCGAAAGGTCTTCCAGTTCTTCTTGACGAGTGTAATCACATTGCATGATACATCGACAAACTTTAAGGAGGTGAAATCTACCCCATAGTATAGAAGTAGACGTGCTACATACGGTATAATCCTACGTGGGCCCCGAACCTTTCCAGTAATCTTAAGGAAAGGCGCAGAGCGCACGCGGGACCGGTCCTCGGTAGCTCCATTGGTCAGCCGTATGGTCTCGGGATACTTCTCGAGCCACTGGCTTGGGTCTCTAAGCAAGTACGCAATGTCTTGCTCCATTCGCTTCAACTGGTGAGCTAAAACCGGTTCTATTCGTTCCGGGTGCTCATGGTACCAGTCTAGGCGTTTGTTTGAGATGGCGCATATACGTTCTCCGCGTTCGAATGTTTCGATTGCGTTTTCCGTACAGCGGCGCTCATCAGCAAAAGCGTCGTTCTTTTTAAACAACGCCGCTATCTGTCGTTCGACAGACACTGACCCAAATTCAGAATCTTGATACTCACGATCCTGTATCTGACCAAGCTGTGCAAGTGACGCAATGTCCCTTGCACGTATCATCCCCTCCACGCGTTTCCTTGTGGAGTCGTCTT